CATGTCACGTTATTAAGACAACGAGCGAAATTTGACCAGCCCCCGTCATAGGGCCGAGGGGCCTATACCCGCTAAGGCACCGCGGTGTGGATCCACGAAGACAGACGCGCGTCGTAAACACCTGAAACGACCACCTTTATGCGCTGACCTAGCCGATGCCTACGCCGAGTCGATCGCCAGCGGCAGCGCCGTCGCGAATCTGCGAATCGTTGACTCGTGCAAGCGCTACTTAGCCGAGCGCAAAGCGCCGGCGGCGCACCAGGTGTGGTGGGATGAACCACGCGCCGAGGACGCCCGGGCGTTCGCCCGCAAGTGTGGGCAGGGCGTCGAAGAAGACGCCGGCAAACCACTAGAGTGGATGCCGTGGCAGTGCATGGTGGCGATGATCCTGCTTGCCCGCCGGCGCGTGATCGCCAAGGTGAAGACCGACACGCCCGCCACCAAGGCGCTGCTGCTGGTGGTGGCCCGTGGCAACGGTAAAACCGAGTTCGCTGCGTCCATGATTATGGCGGCGATGCGCGACACCAGCACCAGCCTTGAGTTCTCAAGCGTCGCGCCGGATGGGCGCTTGGCGCAGAAGACATTCGAGCGCATGGCGACCATGTGCCGCACGCTGGCGCTAGATGACTCGGACAAGGACGAGAAAGGGTGGACGTCCTCAGGTGGGTCTACGCCCGCGCATCCCGGCAGAGTGCGCCACGGTGGCAATAGGTACATATCCTTGCCATGCACCGACCGTGCGCTTGACGGATTGACTACGCGCTTGATTGTCGCGGACGAGACAGCGCGCATGGACAAAGCGTTCGGGCGCTTGCTCACTGGGCTTGCCAAGTTCGCCACCTCGCAACTCTTGGCGATCACGACGCCCGATCCGGAGCAGAAGACGCGCCCGATTTGGGGCTACTGGCAAGCGTGCGAGGCTGCAATCGCTGACGGAACGCCCTATCCGGCGGGCTGGTGGCCCATGATTTACGGGCTAGACGCCGACGATCAGGCGTCAGACCCGGCTGTTTGGGCGAAGGCGCACCCAGGTTTGGGCGTCATTGTCGACCCGACGCAGTTGCAACTGGCCGCGCAAACGATGCTAAACACGGGCGATCCCGTGCAGATTGCTGAGTTTGAGACGCAGCTAGCGTGCAGATACCACGAGATTGCCACGACTGACATCGATCTTGCGGTGCTGAATCGGCAAATGGTCGACTGCGATTGGGATCGCTTGCGCGGTGCGCCAGCGGTGATTGCGATTGACCTGAGCCGCGGTGGTTACGGAAGTCAACTTGATTTGACGGCGCTCACCATCATGGTCGTTGATGGTGGCATCATCCGTGCGCGGAACGTGTGTTGGTGGGCCGGTACGGACATTGCGCTCGACGAAAAGCGCTGCAAGAACCCGCTACAGGTGTGGATTGAGGCCGGACATCTGCGCCGTATGCCTGGTGAATGGCAGGATATGAGCATCGTCGAGGCTGAAATTGAGCACTTGATGACGCTTTACGACGTGCGAAAGATCGGCGTCGACCCGCATCCAGCGCAAGCGCGAGACATAAGACGATGGCAAGATCGCGGCTGGCCCATCATCCCGGTCGATCAGAGCATCCGCACGGCCGCACCAGCCTGGAAACTGTGGGGCGATCTGTTGAAGTCAAAGCAACTTTGCTACCAAATCGACCCGGTACTCGCGTCGGGACTTAACAACGTGCGACTGATCCGCGACAACGTCGGCAACACGCGACCAGTGAAAGGACGCAGCGCCGGCAACATGGACGTCATCGTCTCCGGCAACATGGCAGCGCTTTTGATGGAACATCATCAGGTGCGCGAGTCGACCGGACTGAGCACTAGCGCTTGTCCGATTGGTTAAGGTGGCAAGTCTGAAATAATCGCTTGACACGCTGAGGCACATTTGTTCCATGCATCTCAGTGAGCATCTTCGCACGATTCTTCGGTTTCAAAAGCGGCGTAGTTGTCTACGCACGCCCGGAACCACTGGCAACGCCAGCGCCACAGCATCTACCCGCTGTCGTTCGTGCCATGAATCTCATCAGCACCGACTTGGCGCGGCTTCCGTTCTCGATCATCGACTCCCAAGGCCAGGTGGTGGACTCGCCGATCACCCAACTGATGACGCGGGAAGCCTCGCGCTGGCAGTCGGGCTACGAGTTTCGGCGCTACATGACCACGTGCGCCCTCGATTCGGGCAACGGTTTGGCACTGATTCGCCGTGATTCATCCGGCACAGTCGCCGAATTGCAACCACTTCCGAGCGGAACATCGACCGTTGAGCTCACAGAAGAGGGCGTTCAGTACCGGCTTGGCGGCAATCTGTTGAAGGCAGACCAGGTGCTGCACCTTGGCTGCTATCCCGATCCGCTGTCGCCGAGTTGGTACATGTCGCCAATGGAGTCTTGCCGGTTCGCCATGGAACTGGCGGCAGACCAGGACGCGGCCCACAAGAGCCTGATCCGCACCGGTAGCACAGGCAAGGTTTCGATCTCTCACCCTGGCGCGATGTCCGATCAAACGGTTCAAGCCATCCGCGACGCCTGGCAAACCATGCACGCAACCGCGGAGGGTGCATCGCGCCCGCTGATCTTGCGCGAGGGCATGAAGGCTGAGCGCATCAGCGCTGAATCAACCACAACTAGCATTGAATCGCGCCGGTTCTCGATCCAAGAGATCGCCCGCGCATTCGGCGTACCGCCCGAAATGCTTTACCAGCAAGGCGGCGGGGCGCTGTCCTCTCAATCCGAAACTGCACGCGCCTACGTTGACGGCGCACTAGCCCAATGGGTAACCGCGTGGGAGTCGGAGATCACGCGCAAACTCTGCGGGCCCGGCGAACACGCAAGGCTCGATACCGACGTCCTGCTCCGCGGCAATATGCGCGATGCCGGCATGGCGCTGTCAAAACTCGTCCTCGCCGGGATCCTCTCACCGAACGACGGCCGGAAGCGCATGGGTTTGCCTCCCATTGCCGGCGACCAGTTCGACATTCCAAGTGTGTCCATGCCAGGCGGAATGAGCGCCATGCAAGGCGACAACGCCACCGAGAACATTGATGGAGGTGAAGACATTGCTTGAAATCCGTACCGCCAAGATCAGTATGCAAGGCGACAAGATCGGCGGGTACGCCAGCGTGTACGACGCTCCGAGCCACCCGCTCACCGTCCGCGGCATCAACGGTGGCAAGCCATTTACCGAGAAGGTAGCCCGCGGCGCGTTCGACAACTCGCTCCGCTCCAACATCTCGCTGCTTGTCGGTCACGATTCGCGCGACCTCTTGGCAAATACCAAGAGCGGGCTGCTCCAGCTGAACAGCGATGCGCATGGTTTGGCGTTCGAAGTAACGCTACCCGACACGCAGCGAGCAAAAGACATCCGCGCACTGGTGGACGCCAACGTCCTGAGCGAGATGTCGTTTGGCTTCAACGTGATCTCCGACTCTTGGAGCGGAAGTACTCGCACACTCACCCAAGTTCGTTTGCTTGAAGTCTCAATCGTAGAAAACGGCGCTTATCCGCAGACGAGCGCCGAAGCCCGCAACATTCAGTCGGGCTTAGCCCGTCTTCGTCTGCGTCTAAGGATGCCGCTATGAAACTGTCCGAACTCTTTGAAAGCCGTAAGGCGCTCACCGCAGAGCGCGATTCCATTCTCGCACAAGATTCCCTGACCGTCGAGATTGAAGCTCGCGGCCATGAAGTCGCAAACGAACTCGCAACCGTTGAAGCCGAGATCCGTTCCGCGCAAATGCGCGAGCGTTTCGCGTCCTCAAGCGCCGTCGAGATCATCGCCAAGCGCGACATGGAACTCGGACGCGAAGAGCGCGACACCAAGAAGTACCGCGACCAGTTCATTGGTTGGTTGAAGGGTGGCGCTGCACCTGAAGTGCGTGCACTCACGACCGCAACCACTCCAGCAACCGCTGCTGGCACGATCATGGTGCCCGCTGTCTACGAGACAGAGATTCTTAAGTACCTCGATAGCCAAGATTTCATGCGCTCGTTGGCTGATTATCGCGGTGGAGTCACTGGCTACCCATCGCTCCGATACAACACGCAGACCAGCGCGGCCTACGGTGGCGGAACTGGTTCGTGGATCGCGGAAGGTGGCAACGCCGTTGTGAACGACATGGCACTCGCTGAGGTGCTATTGCCGCCACGACTCTGCTCACCGACCACGCAAGTTTCGCAGACGCTGTTGCGCCAAGCGAATTTTGACGTGGAAGCCGAAGTCATGATGGATCTTCAGAAGAAGATTTCCAAGAATCAGGCCTTCGGGTTCATCGGAGGTATTGGCGGCACAGCAATGCCAACTGGCATCTTTGATCCTGCAACCACGACCACTGGCGTTCGCACTGGTGCAACTGTTGCATCGGGTAACACCCGTGCATTGAAGGTGACTGCTGCGACCTCTACGTCCGCGGTGACGATTGAGAACCTGACGAAGATGCGCTACGAGATTCTGCCAGCGGCTTACTGGAATAGTCCAACGTGCGCTTGGATCATTCCGCAAGACGTCTACGCAGCGATCGCTGGCATTATCGTAAATAATGTCCCGTTGTTTGTGCCCTCAAGTGATGCGGGCATAACCCGGTCGGCTCCGGCAACCTTAATGGGGCTCCCAGTGTACGTAACTCCGTATGTCCCTGCGCTTGTCACAACTTCGGCAGCGAAGACAGTGATGGCAGTGGTTGGAGACATTCGCGAGTCGTACAGCATCCGCGAGTGGGCAGGCATCGGAATGATCCGCGACGACATCACCCTGGCCACCACTGGCCAGGTGAAGTACACCGCGATGTCGTTTGCCAACGCAAACATCACCCGCGGCGATGCGCTCGTTCAGTTGCGCGTCACCAACGTCTGATTCTGATCCTCTCATCCTTCAGGTGGGTGGGGCTTCGGCCCTACCCACCTGCAGCGAGGAACAATGGCTCTAGACCTTGCAAAGTTCCGCAGTTGGGCCCGCATTCCTCACACGGAGGATGACCCGGCTATTGGCATTGCTTGGTCTGCCGCCGTACGCGAACTAGAAGAGCGCACCGGGTGGTGCGTGGAGTCGGTCACCAGGACGCAGTGGGTGCCCTCAGCGCCCTTGACGAACTACGGCGGTCTGTACCTCCGTTTGGAGCGCCAAGGCGACCTGGCGGGCACTACGGCCGTCTACAGCGACAGCACGACGGTGCCGCTCACCGGCACGTGCGCAAAGATTCAAATCAATGGCTTGGTCTACGTCGATATGGACATCGACAACTTGACCTACCCAGTGACGCTGACCGTAACAGCGGGTAACGCGGCGCTCAATCCACTACTGGAGATGGCGCTACTCCAGCGCGTGGCACACCATGTGGCAAGCCGTGGTGATGACACCATCGCGCTCGACTCCACCTACTGGGATCGCATAACGGGCATGATGGGCAAGGGAATCGGATAATGGCTGGGCACGTCCCATCCGGAATGTTGAGGCTTTCGATGACGGTACAGAATCCCGTGCGAACCGTCGACAGCGTTGGACAGGCAGAAGTCTCATGGCTGAGTGTCGCCAAGATTGCTTGCCACATTGACTCGGCACGAACAAACGAAGTCGTAGACGATCTCGGCGTTAACACCCGATCCGATTGGCGCATCCTGGCCGCCTGGCATCCTGCGGTGACTACGAA